GTGAAACGAAGGTTTGCTTTATCCAAAAGAATAACCTTCTGCCTGATCAGTGCAGCCATGCTGCTTGCTCCTCTGTTTGAAGGACAGAGCATGGCTGCTAATGAGAGCAAGTACCCCGCTTCCGCATCGGCCAGCAGCTACGACACCCGCTGTGCTTGCGATGCATCGAAAGCGGTGGACGGCAGTCTTAGCACACGCTGGTCCGGCGAAGGCGACGGCACTTGGCTGAGGCTGGATCTAGGTTCCGTCCAACCGGTCTCACTGGTCAAGATCGCATTTTACAACGGGGACTCGCGTACATTCACCTTCGATATCCAAACCTCAACCGACGGCTCCAACTGGCTTCAAGCTCGGAACGCTGTCACTAGCGTCCAAAATAACCAGCTGCAATCCTTCTCCATCCCCGTCGTGGAAGCCCGCTATGTACGTATTGTGGGCCACGGCAATACCTCCAATAATTGGAACAGCTATACGGAGGTCGAAATTTGGGGAGGTACTACGGATGGAGGAGGCGGAACCCTTGACCCGGCGAAGCCCCCTTCGGGCAATTTTGACCTAACCAAGTGGAAAATCACCCTGCCTGACGCGTCCGAGATCCCGGCCGGCACACTCGCCGGCGGCTATGAGCATCCGGATTGGTTCTATACCGATCCCGTCACCGGCGGCATGGTGTTCACATCCCCTAATATCGGCGAGACCACCACGAACAGCACCTACACCCGCTCCGAGCTTCGGGAAATGCTGAATCCGGCGACGAACAGCGCCTCCTCATGGGCCAACAACTGGGTAACCTCTACCTCCTCCCCTTCCATTAAGTCACAGGCCGGCGGCGTGGATGGAACGATGAAGGCTACCTTACGCGTGGATCGTGTATCCGTCAGCGGGAACGAAGCCGATAAAATCGGCCGCGTCGTGGTCGGGCAGATCCATGGCCCCAGCACCGAGCCTATACGGCTTTATTACCACAAGCGTCCTTCGGACAGCAGGGGGGCGGTTTATTTTGGAACCGATGATCTCGACAACAACAACACCTGGGTGAACATTCTCGGTGGACCGAACCAGCTTAACCCTGTAAGCGGCATTGCCCTCGGCCAGACATGGAGCTATGAAATCAAGGTGACCGGACTGCTCATGACGGTAAAAGTAACCCCGGAGGGCGGATCGGCCATCACCGTGACCCATACCCTTCCAAGCGGTTATAACGATAAATATCTGTACTTCAAGGCAGGCGTCTATAACCAAAACAAATCCGATACCACACCTGATCAATCCGACCATGTCAAAGCCACTTTCTTCTCTCTGACGCACATGCATCCGTAGCTTCCACTTGTCCATCCGATGCCCGGGGCAGTCCAGCCTGCTTCCGGGCGTTCTTAAACACGCTTCAACTACCAATCGAAAAGCGAGGGATGAAACGTTGAAGAAGAAACTTTACCGGTTCTCATGCCTAGTCCTCTGCCTGCTGATAACCATGAGCGTCATGGCATCCCCAGGGCAGCTTTCTGTTACATCTGCACAATCTGTTGCAGGATTCGATCTTGCGGCAGAATCTGTTGCCTCTGCTTCCGATCCCCTGCCAGAGCCGGAAGGTCCGGATGTTCTGTTCTTCTCCGATAACTTCGATTCGGAGCGATACGGCACCACCGGAGGAGTCGTCGTTCCCCTGCCCTGGGTTCAAACCGGGGAAGGCGGAAGCAAAGCCAAGACCTCCGTATCCGGCAGCGCGCCGTCCACGCCAAACCTCATGAAAATCGACGTGACCGATTCCGTCTATCTGCCCGTCAATACGACGGGTTATGGCAACATTAAGCTGAGTTATTATACGAGAGCCTCATCTTATGTCAGCGGAAGCATCGTGGCAGAGTGGTCCGGCGATGAAGGCGCGACTTGGAGCCTGCTGGAGGATTTCAAGCTGGCCCCGGGAACGCCTGAAGCGCCGCGCAGCGAATCCAACACGTTGAAAACCTGGACGCTGCCGCCGGAAGCGAACAGCAATCCGAACGTGCGAATCCAGTTCCGGGTAGGTGATCCGATGAACGCCAATATGTATATCGACAGCGTCTCGCTGTCCGGTCAGGCCATACCAGGCATTCCGCCTGCCATCGATCCCGTGCCTGAGCCTCCGCCAACCGAAACCGGCCCATACCCTGCTCCGGAAGGCGTAACCCTCTATGAGGACGTTTTGATCGGCAAAGCCGGCGACCGGGATCTCTATACGTCCATCGCCGTTCCGAGCACTCCGCTGGCCGAGCCTATGCCGGTCATGATCTACATTCACGGCGGAGGCTGGAACAAGGGAGACCGCAAAAACGCCCTGGGCAGCATCTGCAACTATGTCCTTAAACGCGGGTACATCGGGGTCTCCTTAAGCTACCGTCTAACTCCCGAAGCGCCTTACCCGGCCCAGATTCAAGACGTGAAGCTGGCCATCCGTTATTTGCGCGCCCATGCCGAGCAATACCACATCGATCCGAGCCGAATCGGCGTCTGGGGCACTTCGGCTGGAGGTCACCTCGCTTCCCTGCTTGGAACGACGGGAGACCTGACCTTCGAGGATACGGTCACGCTGGATACCGGGGATACGGTGCATCTGCCCGATATCGAAGGCGCCGGAGGGTGGCCGGAATACTCGACCAAGGTGCAGGCCGTGGTGGACTGGTATGGACCTGCCGATTTCACGACCGATTTTGCCGACCGGTACAGTTCGGTCACGAAGCTGCTCGGCGGACATAACGCCCTGTCCGTCCCGATTGAAGCACGGCTTGCCATGCCCGGAACGTACGCCAGTCCCGATGATCCGCCGTTCTGGATTCGGCATGGAGACGCGGACGCCACCATCCCTTATACCGACAGCATCACCTTCGCCGATCAATTGACGGCTGCCGGCGTTCCTGTGGTCGATTTCGAAATCGTTCCCGGCCAAGGCCACGGCTTTACCGGAGAAGCCAAAACAACCGCGGATGCGGAAGCTTGGGCCTTCATGGAGCAGCACGTAAAGAATCTGGAGGTCACGACGCCGATTCTCTACAAAGAAGGCTACACGCCTCCTGATCCGACGGATCCGACCGATCCCACCGACCCAACCGATCCTTCAACGGGCATCCCCGTTGAGGTTGGCCGTTTGGAGCCCTCGGACGATGCCTTGATCGACAGCTCCAAACCGGACGCCAATATCAATTCCGCTACAGGCACAAGCGTCGGTCTTTTTAGCGTTTCATCCGGTACAACCAACAAAAGGTATGTCTATTTCAAATTCGATGCTTCCACTCTGAGCGATCCCGAATACCGCTACGAATTCCAGGTCGCCGCGAAAAAAGGCACCAGCAACACGGATCTTGAGCTCTCCCTCTACGGGATTGAGGATACAGCCTGGAGCGAAAGCGATCTGACCTGGAACAATGCGCCCGTGAACAGCCTCGATTCGGCCGCTTATGTGGGGTCGTTTACGGTGAAGGCCGAGAATAGCGGCCGGCCGGAGGTGTACGGCGTCGATGTGACGGACTATGTCCGCAGTCATCTAGCAGATGGCAGCGTATCGTTTCTCCTTGCGGATGCAGCCCATACCGGTGTCAGCGTCAATATCTATACCAAGGAAGCCAACGGCTCCAGTAATCCAAGACCTGCGCTGGTCGTTAGCGAATTGGTGGATTCCAGTCAGGATACGACGCCGCCGTCCTGGCCGGACGGAAGCCGCCTGTCCATCGGCAGCATTGGCGAAGATTATGTGCATCTGTCATGGCCGACGGCGGAAGACAACAAGATCGTCGCGAAGTATAACGTTTATCAAAACGGCGTCAAAGTCATGGAGATGGGCTCCGACATCACCCGCCATGAAGCGGAAGGACTATCTCCGCACACGGAGTACAGCTATAAGGTCGAGGCCGTGGATGCCGCTGGAAACGTCAGTCCGGTTCCGCTGACGCTGCAGGTTACGACGCTTAGCGCTCCCTTAGCGCCTTGGCCCGTGGTCTCGGTCACGGCAAGCGGCAGCGACGGCAACATCGAGGATAATACCCTGGACCAAAATCTGTACACCCGCTGGTCTGCCGCCGGCGACGGTCCGTGGATCATGTACGATCTCGGCGAGACCCGGGACATCGGTTATCTGGGCATCGCCTTCTATAAAGGGGACGCTCGCGCTACGGAGATCGATATCGAAACCTCCGATGACGGCGTGACCTGGTCTCCGCTTATCAACGGTTCGAGCAGCGGAACCACTAACGCGATGCAGCCTTTTGACGTTCCGGACACGAGCGCACGTTACGTGAGGCTGATCGGGCGCGGAAATTCGGACGGCAGTGCCTACACGAGTCTAACGGAAGTCCATATCTACCCTCCTTTTGCTAACGGGGATACGCCTGTGGCCATTATTCCGGATTTTGTGCCGCAGCCTCCGGAAGGAACCGTTCCTTTTACCGCTCCCGGCATGAAGAATGCAGACGGCAGCGACCATCCGGTACATCAGGCTTTTGCTGCTACCGGAAGGACGCTGAACGTTATCGATTACGGAGCAGATCCTGCAGACAACGGCTCGGACGATCGACCGGCGATTCAACGAGCAATGGATGAAGCGGTCCCGGGCGACGAGGTGTTTTTCCCGAATGGCGTATACAACTTAAACAGTGCGCCCGATGGACTGACCAATCTAATGCTGAAATCGGAGGTCAATTTACGGGGGGAGAGCCAGAAGGGTGCGATCCTGAAGACCTCGCTGAACAAGGTCCGGAACAGCACGATGCTGAGATCCGCCAAACAGCATGACCTGACCATCTCCAATCTGACGCTGACCTCCGCATGGGAAGGCCAATATTCGACCGATCACAGAATCAACAACCCGGATGCCGGCGGTCCGGACATGATGATCATTGCCGCCAATTATGGCGAGGCGCCTTCATACAACATTACGATCGACAGCGTGACGATCGAGAAATTCAGCCGCATGGGCGTCCGCATCGAGAACAGCCATGATATCGTCGTCCGCAATACCACGTTCCGAAATGCCACGGACCTTGGGCCGGGCGGTGCCGGGTACGGCGTATCCATTCAGGGGGTGCCGAAGGTCGACCGTAACGGTTTTGCCAATGATACAAGGTGGAATCTGGTCGAGGACTCTTCCTTCGAGGGGCCTTATCTTCGTCACGGCGCACTCATTCAATATGTGGCCCATAACAACGTGATCCGGCATAACGAATTCCACCAAGTCCGGCTGGATGCGATTGATCTGCATGGGGAGCTGGAGTATTTTAACGAGATCCACGATAACCTGATCACCGACATGCCGTATGGCGGCGGCATCGGCATCGGGAATACCGGGGGGACCGCCCCGACCAATCACAGCAAATCCGGCCCGCAAAACTATATCCATGACAACACGATCCGCAACGCGCGGGAAGGCATCGTCGTATCGATGGGCTCGCCGGATACCATCATCGAGAACAACCGAATCGAGAATACCGTCGATATTCCTAACGCGGCAGGCATCAACATTTTGAACGGGCCGGGCACGATCATCAAAGGCAACACGATCCGCCAGAACACCGCCGAGCATTATTGGGCCATCCTGCTCGAGCACGACAACGGGGACACCAACGCGGGCGGCATCGGAGCCGGAGATCCGGAGAACGTGCAGATTCTGGACAACGTCATCACCGGCAACAGTAACGGAATTCAGCTCCAGGCAGGCAAGAATATCAAGCTAACGGGCAATACGCTGGACAATATCGGCGAGAACTTCACGGCAGCACCTGGCGTCACGTATACCGATTTCACGGTGGGCCTGGAGTACAGCACGACGGCCCCAACGAATGGGGACGTTGTAGCAGCCTTGGTCTTCGAGAGTCCGATTACCGTTACGAATAACGGCGGATCTTCAACTTACAGGTTCACGGAGAACGGTTCGTTTACCTTCGAATATACGGATGAGGACGGCAACAAAGGCACCCTAACGGCAACCGTTTCGAACATCGATACAATCGCCCCGGTGCTTAAGGTTACGCTCTCGCCTTCCGTACTGAAGGCGCCGAATCACAAAATGGTCGATATTCGCGCTAGCCTCGAATCCAGCGATGAAGGCTCTGGCATTGCGTCCATCATGCTAACCTCCATCACCAGCGAGAGTACAGGTGGCAAGGGGCATAGCGGAGATATCCAGGATATTTTGACTGTGCAAGATAAGGATGCAGGTATCAACGAAAGTAAAGGCAAGGGAGGTGATCGAGGACCGGATATTCAGGATGCCGAATTCGGTACCGATGACACTCATTTCCGGCTGCGAGCGGAGAAATCGGCACGCGGTCAAAGCCGAATCTACACGGTGACCTATACCGTTACGGATCATGCGGGGAATCAAGCAAATGCGGTGGGAACGGTGAGGGTGAAGTGAGGTACGGTGTAATACGTGAAAAACGTAATGGAGAGGCACGTTAATCTGCTTTACGTCGAGAAATTAGTTGTTTCGCAGGCTAGGTAACCCGGAGTAGAAAAAATCATCGAAAACTGCATCGCTGCTTTATTTTAGTCGCCGCTAGGCGACTTTTCTTTTTCAGGCTATTCATGCTTGGTTAAACATATTGACCGATAAATATTACATATAAGCGGTAATTTATATCGCGCCTACCGCCAATGCGCCAGCTCCTTCTACAACGGGGCAATAATCCAGCGAATATGCCGGGCGGGGATCGTATTCTGCACAAAAGTCAGAAGTCCCAGCGTGACGGAATCACCAAAGCGGTCCTTCTGACCGTCGGCGTAGACATAATTTCCGTTCACACCGCTAGTCAAGGGAATGGTACGGATATACAATGCCTTTGATTCCATGAAAGCATGAATATCCCCGTCGAATTCCTCCACACCTGGATAAGCTTTCTCCCCTTCTACATGCGTTAACAGATACTTTGCCATCATGATTGTTCTCCTTCTGGTTTATATAATCAGGGATTTTCCCTGTAAAACCCGTGCCAAATAAAAAGGCCGCCTATTGGCGACCAAGCGGTTTCTTATTTTGTTTTCCTTATACTTCAAGTTCAAGTTGTATCCAAAGTCATTCAAAAGAATAACCCCTGCCATGTTAATTAGATGGAACCGTCTCCTACAGAAAACTCAGATTTCAATTGCTCTCTTTATTGATAATCCCCAGACGATAAAGCACGGTCATGATCCGGTAAAAATCGAAGCTGCCCTCAGGGTCATGAAGTACTCCTGCCTTTTTTGCAGCTTGTACCGCCGGTCCCGCCCAAGATGGAACCTTCGCAGGCTTATCCGTCTCCGCCGCCTTAAGCCTGGCATTCATCTGCTTGATGGCAATGCCCTGCTCGGTTAGCAGTTTCATTGCCGAGGCATATTGCTCGTTAAGCTGCCGAACCTGGTCCTGTGTTTTTTGCAGCTCGGCCGTTAATTGTTCGATTTTCATGCGTTCCTCCTCCTCCGGACTTGGCACATCATATTGATGGAGCGAATGCTGCTCCATAATGGAAATGAGCTTTTTGGGATAATTGGGGTCAGTGGCATAGCCGCCTCTCCAAATCTCCGTTGCCGCCGTTTTATAATCCGCCCATAACACGCCATGGTAGCGCTGCGGCTTGTCGCGGGTGCCGTTCAAGATCAGCCGGGTATGATCGGCAACCGATTCATGCCAGTGGTTGTATTTTCGAAATGAGGCTTGAGTCGTATAGGGCGTCTGTCCCCGGTATTCCGTTGTCTGCATGGTCACGCTGCCCGCCGGGCCGGTTCCTTTGATGCCGAACAGATTGTTCGCCTTTTGCGTCAGGCCGCTCGTTCCCCAGTTGGATTCCAGGATTGCCTGGGCAAGCGTAAGCGAAGCGGGTACCCCGTACTGACGCATGTCCTGAGCAGCTATAGGTGCCAGCTTGGCTATAAAATCAGAGGGCTTCATCCTTTTTCTCCTCCTTTCCTGCGGTTGGCTTTTCCCCTTCTTCGGATTTGATCTGGAATACCTGTACCACATTACGCAGGGACTGGGGGATCGGTACCCCCATTCTTCCTACGTTCTCAATAATGGACAGCAGCTCATTCGCGAGATAGAAGAAGATCACCGTATTCTGAAAATAATTCATCTCCCCCAGCACCCGGTCCACCAGATGCATCAGGGCGATGATGAGAAAAATGGTCATTTTGCGTGCAATTCCAGTATAACCAAGACGGCTGCGCAGCTCGCCGTTCATCCAGGCCGCGCCCCACCCGGTCAACCAATCAATCACCACGAACCACAACAACAGATGCAGCGGCAGCGACCATCCGCCCCAGACGTACCCTGTCACGGCCCCCGTCCCCGCCACGAGCATCTTAAAAAACTGACCGATGTGCTCATACATAATTCTTCCTCCTTTTATATGGTTTTGAAGGTGTGAAAAAGCCCTCGGGGGAGCCGAGGGCTTGGATTGAAGTTATTCATAGTTGCTTTAACAGAAATACATGGATACACCTTTTAAGCAGTACACCACTTCGCATGCGGATCATGCTTCCGATCGCTGTTGCCCCCAGATTTTCCTGAAACTTTAGGGATAGAGTTAAAATCCGGGGACAAAGGCGACCGCTCCGCTTCTCCAGCATGATTCCGCCTTCTCCGTTGAAGCCCTTCACGTTAGGCCTTTCAAAGCAGCGTTTAGTATGCCTCGCCAGTGATGACTTCATATTCAGCCGTGTTGATTACGCCAAACGCCACATACTGTCTCAATTGAGACTTCTGTGCCCACTTCTTTTCATAGTAGTACTTCAATCGTTCAAAATCGTTCTCGAACATCGTCTCCCGCTCCTTTCGATCAGCTATTTTCAAGCGACAGCAGCCGCAATTCAAGTCCCACGATTTGAGCGCCCTGTGCATCGTTCTGTTGACGCAGCTCCAAAGCCTCCAGTTCCCGCGTTACCATCTCGCTCCCTAGACGATCCATTTCATTAGGCTCTACTGATTGAGGTCTGGTTAGCTCCTCGATTTCCTCTGAGGTTAAGCCTTCTACCCAAAATATCGGCTGGGCCGGAGACTCCAGCACCGGCATGTCGCCACGCTGCTCTTCCGGGAGTGCATGCCATTTAGACAAGGCTTGTTGGAATGAATCTTGTGCTGTACTTACGGCAGCCTCGTATGCATTCCAGGCTGCAAGATCAAAGCGCGGGCGGAACAAGCCTGGAGTTACAGGGATGCCGATGATGTAGCCGGAGATGGTGGTTTCTGGTTCGTTGGGGGCTTCACCTTTTGGTTTGTTAACGTCTTTTGTTGTGATTAGAATATCTGGTATTCCTTGTTCCATGTAGGAATAAAAAGGGACGACACCGGAAAAGGCATCGTCCACGATCGTGTCCTCTATATAGAGGCCGTCTGTATTTACTTTAGGTACGGCTTTCATGTAATACCTCCTTTATTGTTCAGCTAGGAATGAAGGTAGGCATATATCAAGATAAGCATTTCCTCCCACATTCCAAATTTGTACATGGCCCAAAGTATTTATTGTAATTTCAAGGGGGAGTAACGCGCTACCAGAAGACCATAGAGATCCGAAAACTATTACATCAGATGGTCTATATCCCTCTGGAAGTGTGAATAGCAAAACTCCGTTTCCTGTCGTGCCTCCCTCTGGGCGTCCTACAATGTAAACATTTCCCAGCGAGTCCCTTCGATATCTCAATATTCCCGTCCAAGAGTTTAGTAGCGTGGGTGAAATCCAACCCGGCTGCGAATACTTATCTGCCTTCTTATTCATCAATACAGATACAGCGGTGGCATTCTGTTGTACCGTGCCAGTCAGTTCTTGGAACATCGACATTTCGTTAGCCGCATACGACCCGGTGAATGGAACAATAGGTGATTTATCTAGCATCAGGTATGTGACGGAGTACGCGGCGGAAGGGTCGAACTTCTCTTTATTAACACTAGCCCATGCGGGTCCATTTGAAACTTCTAAAGCTGATCCTGGAGTCCGAAAACCGGAACTATCAGGCGTGATGCGCATTCCGTTTCTGTAAAATTCGATAAGTAAAGAGGCTTTGTTTTTCAGTGGGTATTTTGCACCGTTGAATGTTGCAACACCATTGCTTGCAACTGAAAGCTGGTTGCTCTCTCTTACCACAATTCCCGTCCCAACCTCGATTAAGTTATCGCCCTCATTAAACGTTAACGTGCCTTCGGAAACGATAGGTTCGACTGTTGGCGTTGCGAGTCGGTAAACGAGTTGGTACGGCGTCCAATTTGGCGCTTGTATAGTCGGAAGCGTAAACGTCCCATCAACCCAAATACGATTAACACCATCTAACCTGCGAGCCCATAATTTTATGCCTGTACCGTTGTATAGGTTGTTCACGGGATTATCAGGCGTTTGCAATCCTTCGGATATGATTGCGGAGCCGTTATACATCGTCCAACCCATAAAAAATGCCTTAATCTCGTCAGGTGTCGGCGTGTAGTTGTCACCCCATCCGCTGTCTGCACTGGAAACACCTATTCCTAGACCTATAGCCCCACCACCCCAATCAGCTGTACTGTATAAATCTACTGCGCTTGATGGTAGACCTCCTTTTAAATAAGTTCCATCATATTTTGTCACAACTGGTTGATTAGTTTTATTTCTATCAACAATATCTGTAAGTAGTCGTACACATTTTCCCCCTGAGTATGAATTAAAATACCCGTATTGATGGTTGAAGTCAAAGACTAGCTTCTTCCACTTCGCAAGCTTAGTATACTGCCCGCCCTTCTCGAATACCTCGTCAGCATTCATACCTGTCACCGGATCGGAGTATAAGTCCGTTTGCAGCGTTAATATATAGTCTTCACGTGGATTGTGTGTTTTGACCGTAACTCCGAGATTAAGTGTAATATCTTCAATAACATAGTCACCAACAGTCGCACCTTGAGGTGCTACAATACGAACCTCCATAGTTTTAATGTTTGCCGGAGTAACAAATATATCTGTTCCATTACCTGTTCCGCTGACGGAGGTTCCAGGTGTGTCTAATACATAGAATCCTGCTTCATCGTAACCTAGTACATCAACGTACACTCCATCGTATTTTTCAAGGCCATTTAGAGTGATTTTTGCACGAAGTGTATAGTTAGTATTCGGTATAGCCGGAATGAGTTTAGACCGGTATTCCACAATCGTTGCACCTGTTGCTTTTACTATAGCTGAATATTCAGAAAGCACTTTCGTTGAACTTTCCACCGAGCCTTCAAATAGTGTAGGAGCCAAATTATCTCCGTATCGAATCACGTACGGATTTCGGACAGGTTGAATACTATCGACGTATGGATATTTTATAACCATTTGTTCCGAGGAATACGATGTGATGCTGTTATATTCTGATTGTGAAATTTCATACAAACTTACGTTTTTAACATCAAAGTTAACTGCAGCATATACTCCGCCCGCATAACAAACTCCAACTATAATATCAAAAGCAGTGTCAACTGATTTTGTAAACCCATAATAAATTCTTTGCCAAACCCCCAGTTTAGTCTTATCTACAGCATCCGCCCCAATTGCAGCATTTGCACCTACTTTTACTAACCCGCTGCCTGAAATGCTGTTTATTTTCACTTCTGCCGATATTACGTAGTATTTCCCAGCTAGAGCAAGAAAAGCTGAACCCCCTACCTGCCTATAAATGATATAACCCTCGTCTTTATTAGTAACAGCTACATTTATAGCCTCAGTATTGTTACCAGTTGTGCCTGACCCAACACTTAAGGTAGTTGTCGCCGGATTTGATACGCTTCGATTAGTCCTCCGTCCAGCCAAATTCACCAACGTCCGCCCCTTAATCCCACTCAGCTTAAAAGGCGCGCTCCGCTCCGCATTCACGATCTGAAGCCCCGGCTGCAGCACAACTTCCCTGCGTTCTTCGGTATCCAGACGCTTTCCCAGTGCATTGATGGACTCGTTCGTTTCACCCGCGAACCGATCTACGGCATCCGCGTTCTGATCAATATACTTCTCCAGATCGAAATACGTCGTGGACGGCGAGGTTCGATCAATTTTGTTCAACCCGATATTCGGCGTAACCGGATTCGTCATTTAGGCTCCTCCTCCCAACAATCTGTCTTGTGTCGTTGCTGATATTTCCTCAAACGTCATGCCCTCCACCTCGGCGATGGTAAGGTAACGCAGAGCGTAATCCACAGCCATATGCGCGGGTTTGATCTCCTCAATGGCCGATTTCAAGTCACTTAAATTGGGCGGAATGCCCAGCGTATCTCGAAAATGAATCGTTACTTTATACTCCGCCGGCTGGACGGATACCTTGATGCTGCCCCGCTCATAGGCTTGTGCCACATTTTTGAGCATGCTGGCAGACACCTTCCCGCTCCCCCGCATCTTGGAGATGATCACCGACCGCCGCTGTTCAATCGGCTTGGATAAGTTGACCGGGATGTTCAGGTCCTGCTCATACCTGGATAGCGCCCAGGTCGCGGTTTCGGGGTAATACTGGTCCAACTGATCCTCCAGTTCTTGCGCCAGCTTATCCAACTCAACTCCTTCGGCTCCGGCAATGGCTTTCATTTCCCGAACATCGTGATAAAAGGACGGCAAATAACCCAGCCAGGCTTCGGCTTTACTCATAGGACCGTCACCGTCCCCAGGACAGCTACCGCCTCCGGTTCGATCGGAATGCTGTCCGTTCCCCCGTTCACGGTCAATACCTCGTAGTCGATGACAGCCGGAATATCCAAAATCACGTTGGCGATCCGGTTATACCGGACCAACGGGTCGGACATGGCGAGGTCTTTCAGATACTGGCGCACGCCCTGCTCAATCGCTCCCTGCACACCATCCAAGCCAGCCCCATCGAGCAGCGTAACCTGCACTTCAATATGGACTGGCACTTCAGCCGCTCCCACAACGGTGACCACCGAACCGACGGGAGCCGCCCCTTCTCCCATGCCATCCATGGTCGGATCAATATGCTGCTGCACCGAATCCACTACGGAAGGCGTAGGCGAACGCATCTCGTTATCCAGCAGCACCACCTTGACCGTGCCGGGACCGTCCCATAACGGAAAAGCCTTGGCCTTGCCGACCCCGGCTTTCTCCCTCGCCCATAACTCATACTGATTCCGGTTCGCGCTGGTCACGGGCCGGGAGATTTTTTCGCGGTATCGGTCATATAACGCTTCATCCGATTCGGTATCTTCGCCAGGTACCCAGAGTTCCACCAGCTCGGCCTTTACTAAGCCTTCTACGTATTCCAACGGAAGCAGCGAACCGAATCGACGGTTGCCTTCCTTCCCGCTCGTCTCGCATTCCAGCACGTACTGCCCTGCACCCAGCCGGGTCATGACTTTGTAATTCAGAGGATCCAATGAAAAACGGCTCCCTATAGCCACATCCACCGGGGCGCCGTTACTGCCCGAAAATTGCCCCAGCAGCTGTGCTTTTGTAGCCTGCTTTCGGGTAAGTCCCGACCAGGCAATGCTTCGATCCAAAAATTCGCCCGATGCCGTAGCGGCAAATTTCAGGTTCATGGAATACTCCAATTCCATGTACATCTGGGCAAGCTCAGCCGCAGAAGGCGCCAACGCATCGTAGATGATGCTGCCCTCTCTTTTGTCCATACCCTCCGGGACGCGATCCAGCATCCGCTCCAGAATGGCTTCATACGTCTGTTCCTCAACCACTCTCCCTCACCTCCTTAGTCATACTGTAAGTTCCATGCACGCTTCGGACCGTAAACTCCGCTATGGCCAACTCGCCCGTGAACGTAATGTTCATGTCATCCACCGACAACACGCGATCATCCTGCAGCAGCGCTTCCTTGATATGGCGCTCGATTTCAGCATAGGCCCACAGCGGGTCGCGGCCAATGACGGAGTCCAGCTCCTGCCCATAGTTGCTGCTGTAGATCAGATGCTCAAATCGGCGAGTCTGAAGGATTTTGACGACCGCCTGTTTAACGGCCTCAAGAGCATCAATGTGACCGGATATCTTCCCTTCCTCCAGATTCAAATCATATGTCAAACTAGGCTGCTCCAAGGTTTCCACGATCTCGCTACCCGGCTGCAGCGTTCCTCCTTGCGGGATCATGACGGCTTCACCAACCGATCCAGCACGAGATACGTTTGCCCGCCCTGGTAACGTATGAGCAGCACCGTGTCTCCCGTTTCCAGCCCTTTTCGAATCACATATTCCGCGCCGCCAATGTTCAGCTTGTACTCGGTCATCGACTCTCCGATAACTAAAAAATCCTCCGTCAGGCTGAAACGCTGATCCACGTTCACCTCCAGAGGATGGATTGATGTGACTGTGCCGTACAGCACCGCCATCGGGTTTGTGCTTCCCACGGCGCTGAGACTGGCTTTTTTGATAATATCCAGCATCCCTGCTTACACCACCTTCATATTCAGCGACATCGTGTGCGTACCGTCCGAGAATTTATGCGTACACTCATCGATGAGATACGGCTTCAAGCCTTCTTCGGGCAGGTTCACATAGATCGTGTTTCCGGCACGAACCCGTAAATCCCCGATAGCCTCTATCGACAACGTCTGCTGCTCCCTGTTCTTCAGCTCCAGCAAATTTTGCGCTAACTGCTTCAATTGAGCAGGGTTCATGTTCTCGTCAGCAACCTCGTATAACTGGAGCAGGCCCCACTGGGCAATGTTTTGTCCGTGCTGATATAGGTAAACATCCCGCTTGCCCGTCTGCTTGTTGTCCCGCACGACTTTGATGCGGTTGTACGTCTCGTTGTCGATGCTTTTTTTATATGAAAAATCCGTCATGAGGCTGTCTTCTCCCACCGCAAGCATGAGCAGCATGTCGTTGATGTTGGTCAACGTCAGTTCGCCATACCGGTCGTAAAACATATAGTATTGCTTGGTCGCGATCAACGTGGAATCCAGAGCCTTGCAGATGATATCGATCAGTTTCTTGTCCGCTTCCAGCATGGCAGGGATCGTATGGCCCGTGTCGACCAGCGTACCTGTCTTCAGATTGAAATCCTTAGCGATCTTCCGGATGATATCCTCCACCTTGGCATTCGTGAACCGGTAGGTGTCGTTGCTGGACAGGTAGCGCAGCTGATCGTAAGCCATTACCTTAACCTGGGCGTCCATGCCCCACTCTTTGGAAAAAACGTACCCATAAAACAGATCCTTGTTATCCTTTCGGAAGCGCACAATGTCGCCGTTCTCCACTTCGAATGCCTTGCTCTGCGCCAGGCCATCGTTCACATAGTTGATATCCAGACTTGCCGGCTTCGCCTGGCGGCTTGTTTTCCATGAGATGTCGGTTACGATCTGCCCCAAATCCCACACGCTGCCGTTCTTACGGTCAATCATCAGTTCGATCACGATGCCACCTCTTTAAGGAATTTTCAGAACCCGGCCGACGGCCAGCTTTCGGACCTCATGGTCCTTGATTCCGTTCAGTTTTTGGATGTCCGCATGACGGGAACCGCTGCCGAGCAGCTTTTGGGCAATGCTCCACAAGGTGTCGCCTTTGGCAACCGTATAGGAGGTTGGTTTTTTGCGGTCATCCGGCCTGTCTTTGGTTTTCACCGCAGCGGCCTTTTTGTCCTTAACCGGCATAACCTTGCGTGCCCCATAGAACACATAGCGCTTAAGCGTGATCGAGAACTCGATATCCTCCGGCGATCCGGACATCGTATTCCAATTGAAACTTTCGATGGAGGCCGCCATGTTGATGCCAAAAGACTTCATCGCCCGCACCACATTCTTGCCATCCGTACCGCTCAGCGGATCGGGAACAAGCCCCGTCATGACAAAGCGAACAGGCCTTCGAGACTCCATCCAGCCTTTAATGGTATTTACGTATTCAATCGGAAGCTTCAGCTTCTGGTCAGAGCCTAGATGTACAAAGGGGTACACTCTCCCCGGAAAAAAGCTTTCAAACGAGATCTCCGTCAGCTTCGGGTGCAGAATCGCATTCACTTCGCCAAGCCCCGCGACCGTATAGGATTTGCCTTCACCGCTATCCTTGACATCAATCCGCTCCGGATTCACCGGAAATCGGAAAACCTCCTCCTGGTTATTGAAGCTCAGAAAAAATCCGTAATCGCTCATGCTACAAATACACCCCCTCGGCACTGGACACAAACTGCTCCTCCAGCGTTCGGTTAATTCTCGACATGATCGTATCGAGATCGGCCCCCGAGTTAATATCTCCCGTCGTCATCTGCACAGTCGGCGTCAGGGTGATCATATTGCTGATCGCATTCACTTCCGCCAAATCGCGCATCACCTTTAGATCCTCGCTTGCCACGTCCACCGAGTTATCCACTTTACCAATGGAATCGATGCTGCCGCCCGCAGGGGCTACCGGGATTGGAGCCGTTGGCATGGCGGGCATGGACGGGGTTGGGGTGGTTTTCGGAACGGTAACATCGTATCCGGTTTTGCCGTTGTTGTATTGTTTTAAAAGATCCTCGTTGTTCTTGCCCAAGTTCTTATCAGGCATGAATTTACCCTTGAAGGTATCCATCGAAAAATCTTCTATCGCTTTCTGTCCCGTATCCTTAAAATTCGTAAAGTCTGCTTTATACTCAATCTCGGCGATTTGCTTGGTATCTACGCCTAGAACTTTACCGAAAAAGCCCGCTACCGCGTTCACACCTTTAATGATCCCGTTAATGACGGAAATGACCGTGTTGACCGTGTTTTGCGCCAGATCGACAATGAAGCCGAACACGTTACTAAAAACCTTTTTCAGTCCTTGTGTGACTACACTCCAAACACCGAATGCTGAAATCACGGCGATAATTAAAGCAATTAAATACATAAGTGGATTCGCATTAATAATCATATTAAGAATCCTCATTGCTCCGGCTTGGATGCTGGTTGCTGCCGTTAAGAGATTCGTTTTCATAGCTGCAGCTAGTTGAGCGGCTCCATAACCTAAAGCAACGATTCTACTGGTTATTAGCCCAATATTGAGGATTCCTAGTAATACAGCTGCAAACGTAATGATGGGCAGTAACCCCATAAATATGCTGATAACGTTCCAGATTGCCATTCCTACGCCAGAAATCGCACCTTTAATAAATTCCCATGCCGGTGGCACCAGTTCTGCAATCCACATAAACACTTGGACCAATACAGATAACCCAATTGTTAAAGCATCAATGAACGGCTGAAATGCTCCTGATTCAAATGCGGCACTTATCATTTCCATTAACGGCATAATGGCTGCCAAAGCTCCAGTTCCAATCTGAACAAACGAGTTATCCACTAGTCCCAGCAGCTTCTGCCACTTGTTAACGGGAGAATCCATCATTGAGCCTAATGCTTCTTGCGTCATGCCGGATTTTTGAAGCAGCTTATCCATGGATGAGAGAAACGCAGTAAAATTGCCCTTAGATGAGGTAATTTCCGCATTGAAGCTTTTGATTTGGGCATCAGGAATATTAAAATTTTTCGCTAAAGAACTAGTATCTCCGCGCATTGCACTCATAATTGCCTCTGTTGCATCTTTAGAACTCTTGTTTCCTGACGACATCATGCTCATTCGATCGGCAAAGCCAGTAAGCTGCGTGAGTTGATCCGAATTTTTGGTTGCCGACATAAAGGTCAGTGCGTTTTCTAGAGATTGATTAACATCCGAGCCCGTCTTCAGCGCATTATTCTTAAAAGTCTGAAACATCGCAGTTCCCACTTCTGCATTGCCTGATTTTACTTTAAATAGATCTTCTAGCTTCTGTTCCTGAGCAGCAGGAGCAATAGTCGCCTTGACGACAATTTCTCCCGCTTTATATGCCGATTTGGCAAATTTTAACGCTTTGCTAAGGGCGCTCGCTTTCTTCTCGCCTTCTCCCATTTTTTGATTCATTTGTTCGATTCCATCCACGACTTTTTCGGTCATCTGAAGCATTTTTTCTTTATACGAGACAGATTTTGCCGTTGAACGCGTTAATTTTTCTTGCTCTTCCTTAGCCTTAGTAATCTGTTTGACAACCTGTTCGTATCCCTTTTCAAACTGCAGCCATTGACCAACCAACACATCATTGGCCATGTTGTTAAAGTACGACAGCGCATCCTTTACACTCGCCATTCCTTCACCCCCTTCTTCTACAACCTATCTCCGCTTCCGGACTCGCTCCAGCTTCTCCTTCTCCACCCGCATCGAGATCATGGCATAGATGGCGGCCCGTTCCCGGACCGTCATCGCCATGAGTTGGTGAGGAAGGATGTGCAATTCGTGGAGGGCGTAGTACGCATAGTTCGCGTCACCGTCGCCCTCTTTGATCAGTTTTTTACGTCGTCCACCAGTTCGTTCATATCGCGATCAAAACCGTTAAGGCCTTGGACCCGCTCGCCAAGCGCGGCAAACTCGCCGGGCAGCAGCATTTTGCGGAGCAGGGACTCTGCACCGAGCACGCCGTAGGATTTTTGCAGCTCGCTGTTTTTCAAATCCGGGTAAATGACGCTCGATACCATCAGCTTCGCCATATAGTCGTTCGGGTCGATTTCCGGCGTGAAGACGCCATTCTTACCCTTGACCTTACGCGTAGCCGCTTTGCGGCACTCCTGGTTCTCCTCCTCCGTGATACTGCGCAGCTTCCAAGGAACGGGGCTCCCTTCTGCGTTCTTAAAACGAACAGAGACCACGAATTCCTCCGTGATCTCCGCAGACGACTGGCCAGAAAAAAACATACTAAAATCGCTCATATTCCTTCCTCCTCATATATGAATAAGTATTAAGCCAATGGGTTAAACGGCGTCTCAATCCGCACATTCTCAAACGTGAAGGCCACTTCTTCCTCCAGTGCCTCCGCTTCCGTGTCTAGAGATGCCATAATCACGCTGTCCAGGTTGACCCCTTCCAAAATCACCGTCTGACGTCCCGTCGACGAGCCCGGATCCTCGTTGCGCACTTCGATCATGAAGTAGGCGTCTTTGCCGGTCTGAATGTATTCCATCATCAGCTCGCGGAACAGCGTGGTCACGTAATAAATGGTCATCGTGCCGCTGCCCTTCCAGCCAATGGCTTTGTGCTGCACAGCGCGTTGGCCCATCGTTTTCAGCTCGGCTTTTTCCTTCTCCACCGTAGCTTCCAGTGTTTTAATGTAGAACATTTCCTCCATACGGTCGCCAATCTTGACGAATGCCTTGCCCTCTTGCCCCGAAATCGTGTCGCTTGCCCGCAAAAATGCCATCTTAGACCACCTTCACTTTCATGTATACTTTTTCAATCGCATCCACCGGCTGTACCTTGATATCCACAAACAGCACATCGCCTTCCGTGCCCGGCATCACCACAATATCTTCGTTCGCATCGAAATTTTGGATAGCCCCGATGTTCTGCAAAGACGCAAAATACGCCGCGCATTCCGCCCAAAACAGCGTCCGGCCATCCACATTGTTGTCTACCTTCCCGATATAGGACTTCTCGAAAATCAGCTTCAGATCATTCGCAATGCCATCCAGGACGCGGACCACACGGTTTTTGGAAAAATGGCGCGCTTTGGCCGGCTCAATCGATGTAAAACTGTTAATATCCTGCTCGACCACGGCTTTGCCGCCGCTGTAGCTGAACAAGAACTCGCCCTTCGTGAGTGCCGCTTCAATCTCCGTATGGCTTAGACGAACATCGGTATCCACCGCTTCATCGTAAGCCGCATACGTCAAGGATTCGTTGACCGCTGCCGCAGCCGTGGCTCCTGTGACCCAAGCCACCGACTTCACCTTGTCTAATATGGTTCCGTCGGTGAGAACAACGCCATTTTTCACGGAGATGATTCCTTCATAATCCGCAGTTGGATAGTCGGACATTACAGCTTGAACCTTCTTGCCTTCCTGTTCGCGAAGCCGCTTGACGAAAGCGGTATACAAGGACTTGAGCGTTGGGTCTGCAGACAACAGGCCAACGGTCTGGAAGTCTTGGACCTCAAGCGCGGCAAGAAAGTTCACATGCTCTTGGTTCGTCACGGTGCCGTTGGCGCCGCCAGTCAGAGCGAATCCTGCCGTTGCCGCCAAATCGCCGGTATCCGGTGCGAAGGTTACGTACAGGTTCGGCTGCAGTTCTTCTGCACTAGCTACAAGCTGCTTGTCCACAGCTTTGCCGCTCAGCAGCGTGCTGACCACAAACTTGCCGGGATCATCCACCGCGTGCTCAACAACGATCTGGATGTCATTCCCACGCTCTCCGCCGTAAAGAGCAGTTGCTTTCAGTCCGGCAACCGAGCCGCCAGCCTGTACACCGCTGTTCAGGCGGTACAACAGGAGTGTGCCAGCACGCTTGAGGGTTTCTTTTACCGAGAGCAGCTGCGGTGCCGTGATATCATAACCCAGCACCTCAACCAGATTGGTACCTGGTTTGATCGTCAGCATCTTTTGCGGCTCTCCCCATGGAAGGGACAAGCCCAGTGCGGCAATCCCCCTTTCACCTACGCGCCCGATCGGCTGCTCCTGCGATGAGATTTGAGTGTAAACGCCTGGTCTTACTTTGTTGGGTGTTGTCCATGTTCCTCCGGCCATTTAGATGACCTCCTTTTTCAAAAATGTGGTGAGTTGCTCTTTCGCTTGCTGAACGGTGTACGTTTTGCCCACTTCGAGAATGGCGCTAAGCACATCCTTTTCGCGATTACTAAATTGATTGGATTGTACCAGTTGGTGTTTGTTGAACGTCGGTGCTGTTTCTTTTTACTCATTTCAAACCGCCTCCCTGTTTCAATGTTTGCATCTTGCTTTCCGTTTCGACCTGATCGGTCGTCAGCTGAATGACGTACTCTGCGCGAAAATATCCTTCTCCCGATGTCCCATCATTCCCCGTTGGTCGCTCCCACGCCACTGACGAGGCGCGACATGGACGACCTTCGACATCAAGGGATGTCAGGCACTCCAGCATCTCGTCCATGAGCGAGGACACCGACTTCCCAGTAACCTGAACGTAATAGATCTTGAAACGAAAACGAGCCGCATATCGATTGGTCGATATCGGCTCGAACTCGGCTAGGGTTAGCTCGGTTTGGAAGTATGGTGGTTCTGGTGTAGGAACGGCATCCTCTCTTAAAACCATTTCAATTTCTGAAAACTTCCTCATCAAAGTTCCCTTCAAAGATCCCTGCATTTCCTGAACAATCATATTTATTGTTCCTCTCTTCAACTGGATGTCTGTTATGGTCTTCAATTTAATTCGGTATGGAAAAGATAGTTGCAAATTTTGCAATGCTTCGGCAGTTGCCTCATTAGCGAATATGCTCTATTTAGCTTTTCATCCAAATTGTCTGCCTTGGCTTTGAGCCGATTCATTCGTTGGAGCATTGCCATTGTACACCGTCCACTTTACTTCTATAAAAACATATGTTGTAGCAATATGCTCTTCTGCGCCTTCGTCATGAGTGAGTGGTTCACATCTATTCAAAGAATGTTCAGGGCCAAGAAATGAAGCCGTCCCCGTAACCTACATAATGGACTCAGCTTTTAACTCGTCATACTCTTTCCGGATTTCCTGTGGTACGCTGTCTTCCTCGCGCCGACCAGCTTTGACTAGATCAAGGTAAATCTTCGCAATTTTTCGTTTATCCATCTACATTCCGACTCCCATCAATTGCAATTCAAAGAGTAAGGCGATGGCTTCCTTGTTATCGAAATCAGCTGCCTTCAGTTCTTCAACCTCAACGGACAACGGTTTTTGAAATACAGATGGCGCTTCTGGTTCGTTGGGGTCTCGGTATAAAAATTTTAGCTCTAACGTATCAGGTTCAACCCACCAATCATCTGCAGCTTCAAAGTCTCGATTCAATTGACCATATTCAAGTTTTAAGCAACCAACTGTTTCAGGCGATCGCTCAGCAAGGGCCGTGAAGGTTTCAAAGTCTTCCTCTGTAGTGGTCTCTCGTACAGCCCCACTCAATTCTCCCCTTGTGTAAATAATTGCACCTGTGAGCTTATCAAAGTAAATTTTTCTGCCTAGAAATATCATACTCATCCCTCCTTGTTAATTATCCGAACGCTAACCAGGTTAGAATTGCACCCGTTAATGTATAGCTATGGGCATTGTCCTCAGATAAACCCGCCCTAACGGTAAAACCGTTAGCCCTTGGTGTGTAACCGGACAGAGAGAACGAACCTCCCCTATCACTCCCGAACGAGTCCTGTGCCGCCAATCTAGAGCTAAATGCTCCATAATCCGTCGAAACAAATGCCGTGCCGTTCCTCTTCGACCAGCCTGTCGTCGCCATATGGCAAATAACTAGCTTAGGCGTAAATGTGAGCGTATTAATCACCAATTCATGGAACAAGTAACTTGTCTGATTCGATGTCACGGTTACCGATCCGGTCGCATACTTAGCGGAGTTAACACCATCAATTAACGATCCTACCAGTTGCCCATTAAACATAGATACTCCATTTTTCACATTCCCCGAATGCAGGTTTGGTTCATGATGCCTAACCCACTCCACACCCTCTAACAAATACCCATTCGGTACGCCTAGATAAAGATAGGGAACCGAGGTACCTGTCGAGTAAGGCCCAAAAGACACTCTATTACCATCTGCATTTATATGTGAATCTATGTCAGGCCTTCTGATTGGTATTGAACCTTGCAAGCCAAACATATTGACATCGGATCGATAGTGCCAGGGCTTTAAGTTAGGTTCAGCAGCTTGTAACTGTGCGGCTGTCACCTTGATCTCACCATCACCAGAACCACCTTTTTGGTAGCCCTGTTCAGGATAGACAGCTAAGGCGCCGTCAGGCCATCTCGCCGTTCCTGTGGCTGCTCTAGTGCCCGTTAAAACAGGTATTGTCCCTGTTACTGGACCACTTGCATTCGACGCCGTTTTACCTGCAAGGATGTCTGCCGCTGTTGCATTACCCGTTGCCCGGATCACCGCTCCAATCTTTGGAATAAGCTGTGCCCATGTTTCGCTTGTGGATGCCTGAATGCCAATGGCAATAAGCGCGGCAACCACTTCCGCTTTACGCTCATTGCCAGCTTGAAAAGCCTGTCCCACCGCCTTCTCCGTAGCCGCCACATTCTCCCTCGTCCCATTCGTGGCGCTGGATAGCTGCACAATCCCCTTCTCTGTCAACGAAGCTTCCGGAATATCCACATCGATATTTCCGAGTTCCTCCCGGACCTGCCCCACAGCCTCATCAATCTTATCCCAGTTCTCATTCAGCATCGTCTCGATGTTAAAGGTTTCATTGCCATCCACCATCGGGTCTTTCTTCAACAATCCTAAATTCGGTGTGTTACTGGACAACTCAAACACCTCCTGCAAATTTGTTTAACGGCGTCTGCCCCAGCTCGCCCAAAGTCAGCACGTCATGAATATCGCGTATCAGCAAGTAGTTGAACGCATACGCCACCGCCAGATGCGCCGGCTTGATCTCCTCGATCGCCGACTTTAAGTCCTCCAGATTCGGCGGGATGCCAAGCGTATCCACGAATTTAACCGTGAAGCCCCATTCCTCGGGTTGAAAAGACACCTCAACCGTGCCGCCGTCGTAAGCCTCCGCCACATTTTTCACGAGCGCACCGGAGAAGGTTCCCGCTCCCCGCAGCTTGGACTCCAGCACCGCCCGCCGCTGCTCGATCGGCTTGTTTCGGTCGGTGGGAATGCCGAGCTCCATCTCCCAGCGTTCCAACCCCCAGGTTGCTGTACGGACGAAGAACTGGTCTGCTGCAGAATTCAGCGCTTGGTAAAGTGCGTCCAGCTCGCTGCCCTTGGCATCCATATCGGATTGCATGACGCGGGAGGTCTCGTAATAAGCCGGAAGATAAGAAAACAGCTCGCGACCGCGCAAGCTGTTCATTCGGGCATTATTCACTTACGCTCACCGTCCCCAGCACCGCTACCTGACCGGAGCCTATTTCGATGTTTTGCTGCTCGGTATGGCCGTTAATCGTCAAATCCGAGTAGTCGACGATAATCGGGATATCCAGCAGTACGGCGGCAATACGAGTGTATCTTACCAACGGATCTTTCCTATTAAAAGCAATCTGCTGTAAATACGCCCGAACGCCGTCCTCGATCAGCTTCCGAATTTCGTCCATCGTCGAAGGCTGCTCCTGCGTTCGCTGCACTTTGACGGAGATATCAATCGCCACTTCCGCCGCAGGCATCACCGTGATTACCGGACCGGCCGGGGCAACGCCTTCGCCCTGTCCATCCTGGGACGGGTCAATGTACTGCTGAACGGCGTCCACGATATCCTGGCTTGCCGCACGCTTGTCCGTATCTATGAGATATAGCCCAACGGTGCCGGGCCCTTTCCACAACGGCGCCACTTCCACACCGCCAACGCCGGCAATCTCATTGGCCCACTGCATATACTGTGCTTTGTTGCCGCTCGTTCCCTGGCTGCGGACTTTGGCGTAAAAACGCTCCAGAAGCGACTGGTCGCTTTCGGTATCCGTCCCGCTCCGCGTCGGTTCCGGGTTCGTAACCGATGTTATCCCGCTGACCGACGTCATCATAAGCTGAATGACGCCTGCAGGAACATTCCCGCTGCTGCCCGGCGTAACCGCGCGGATTGGCGCCGTGCCGGTACCCAAATCACTCAGCGTCACCCCTGACGTAGTCACATACTCCACGGAGGATTCACCGGAGCCCTCATCGGCTGGCGTAGCGACATAGGTTCCGGCAGGAACGATCGTCCCCGGCTTCCCCGTAAACACAACGCTGCCGGACGAAGCGACCGCTTCCCTCCGGGTAATCCCATGCTCTGCCGTCCTCAGATCGAGTTCGGCAGACCGGATATCGGGATGATCGCTTGCCACGGTGCTCGCAAAGCCCCGACGCAGCAGCTCCTGCGCCCACAAGGCAGCCTCAGACAGCATAAAGGCAACCGGCGCCTGCGCATCCCAAATAAAAGAGCCCTCCGACTTGTCAATGTCCGAAGGCACTTTGTTCAGCATGCGGTTCATAATGTTCTCTTCCGTCTGATCCAACAAATACAACGGCAAATCTGCCATCAGATCACCACGCTTTCTATGATTTCCGTCTCATCCCGTACGCTCGTAATGCGGCAGCTGAAACGGCAGGCTTCTCCTTCCCATTCAAAAAGAAATTGATCCACGCTCTCCGTCCGCGCGTCCGCCAGCAGCGTCTCGGTTACCATGCGCTGAATTTCGCTCTCTTGCAGAGATCGGTCGTAGCCTTTGCCGACCAGCTCCTCCAGCTCGCTGCCGTAATCGCGCGTATAGATCAAATGGCGATAACGCGGCGTACGGATCGCTTTTTCGCACCAGATGACCCAGGCTTCCTTGTCGTCTGCAACCGGAATCTTCCGGGTGGGAGTCATCACGAACTCGCCTGCTTCAAAATCATACCGCCAGCTCCGTCCAAAAACAGCTCCTTCTCCCTCCAGTACCTCCGGATCCGTGGCATTTGTCCAAACCATGTCCTCGTTCTCGGGAAACAAATTAGCCACCGCTGCTCACCACCTTGCATACAACCACCACGTCATTGCCGCTGTTGACCCGAACGGCCAGCACGCGGTCCCCCGGTTTCAAGCCTTTTCCCAGCTCAAAAAGGGTATCTTCGACTTCATTTTCTTCCACATCAAATGTCATACCCTGCTGCTGTCCTCCCAAAATGGCGGTACCAGCAGCCGTATAACGGGGCAAGGACAGCATTCCCGGCAGCTCCGCCACCATATAGTCCTGCAGCTCATGCTTAAAATCGTCCAGCTTAAGTCCCGTCGAGGTTATCGTGCCGAGCACGGCCCCTACGCCGCCCATGGCTTGACGGGTTTGCTTGTTCAAAGAGGCATATAAGGAGGACGCCAATTGTCCATAGGGGTCTTTATTCAAGATAAAACCTCCTTTTTACATCGTCATAACTCCCCAGCTCCAGCATCATGCTCCCGGGACTTCCCAGCTCCCGGCTGACGGAAATCACGAGCAGCTTCATCGAGCCCAGCATGACCGCATCTCCAGCGCGAATCGTATTGACATCAGGTGCATTAAGGGAGATCGTCTCCCGAATCCCCCTCAGTTTGCTTCGGGCCAGCTGGCGGGCAGCCGCAGGCGACTTCACTTCATCATCCTGAATGATCGCTTGGAGTTGGCCGTATTTGGCGATATCCTTCTCCTCGATGGCCATTACCTTGGAAGGAACCTCTTGCCCCGTCTCGCTGGCGGCTGTCGCCAGCACCTTGACCTTGGTCGCCGCGCCCTCCAACGTCCGCGATTGCGTGGTATCCGTGATAGCCTCCAGGATGTAGACTTCTTTGTTCGTTCCCAACTCGTACAGCTCAAACCCTGAAGAGATCATCCGCGGATGATACAGCTTGCCGCCTGCTTTGGCCGTCTCCCGCAAATCAGCGAACATGCTGGCATAAATCGACTGCGTCCGGTAAACCGAACGCCCCAGCTGCTTCTCGGTATCCGGCAAAACGGCAATTTTCAGGTTCCAGTCCGCCGCATACTTTTTGAACCGCTGGGTGGCGGTCTGCTTCGCCGGGAACAGATATTCATCCTCCGACTTGTCGAGGTATACCGTCCGATCGTACAGTGTGAGGGTCATCCGCTTCACCCCATTATTGGAGGTTTCCACTTCCCACACGACAGCCGGGTGCAGCAGGGGGATATAATCTTTTTTACCGTATGGAATTCCGCTGATCCGGATCGCCATTCCCGGCGAAATCGGCGGCATATCCGGCGTGACGACCAGATTGACGGTCCCCTGGTAAGCGACTTGTTCAAGCGAATCCCGCAGGTTGATAGCTTCCACCAAGGGAGACAGATCGTATTGATCCTGCAAAATCACTTTGTAACTCATGACAGCACCAGTTTCTGCCCGGGCTTGATGGCGTTCGGATCTTTGCCGATCATTTTCTGGTTCAGCTTGTAGATCTGGTTCCATTTCGAGCTGTCCCCGAGCTCCAGCTTGGCGATTTTGGAAAGCGAGTCTCCTGCCTTCACGATATACGTCTTGTTCTTGTCCTTCATGTCGGCCCGGAGCTTTTTATTGGTTCCTGCTGCCCCGCTGCTGCCTGCCGTTTTGGCCACCTTCATGTCGCTCCATGTCCGGAGCGTGATGTCAAAATACACATCCCCAACCTCCCCGCCCCGGAACGTGGACTGATGGGAGGCGACATACACCGGCACGTTCACCGCCGTCTGGGTAATGACAAATTGCAGCGGCGTTTTATATGCCAGAAACTCGTTAAGTTTATTCATCGCGGTTTGCGGTTTAATATGATCTCTCTCATGGCCTTTACAAAAAGCTGCATCATATTCTTGCGGAAAAAAGGAAGAGAATGATATTTCCTTGATCCGATTACCTTGCGGAAAATCAAACTCCCCATAGTTGAGAATCGTGGCCGTTTCCAGTCCCTTTTGCCTTGAAATGGTTACCTCTTCCGGATTAACAGGGAATCGGAAAGTCATGCCTTTGCCGTTCTTCAAAATAAACTCCACCTTGGGCCTCTCCTTTCTGTATGGATGCCTTCGGACCCGCTTCATACTTGTCGTTAACCATCATCTTCAATAGGCCATCGGAGTCGGCTTCCGGTTCTGGGCTGCTTTGCTGAATTCGGCTCTTAGCCGCTGCCCGATCAGAAGAATCAATCCTTCTACATCGATCGGGTGCTCCTCATGCACCATTACCTGTACCGCGCCCGAAGGTAGATTGTAATTCACGGTTGTCTCCGTTTTGAAATCCATCAGCAAGCCGGATATCGTGCTCATCTGCTCCGGACTGATCTGAACGGATTGCGGGGACGTCGGCTTCCCTGCAAAAGCTTGGTTTTGCGCTGCACTCGCGGGCGGCCCAATAGTACTCATGCTTGTGGTATGGCTAGGCGGCATATACGGGCCGTATGTCTGTTTCGATGCTTGATTAGGAAGCAGTGGCGCACTTACATTTGCGGGAGCAGCATTTGAAATTATCGGTCCTTGAACAGCAACCGCCGTTGAGCTGGAAGGTGATATCTTTGGAGCATCCTTCGACTGCACGGCTTCCTTGTCTTTTTTCCCGAAAGAAAACGTCTTGGAGAACCACTTGGTGACCTTCTCCTTGCTTTCTTTGAGCGAATCGCTGATACCCGTAATGGCGCCGCCCACCTTCTCGCCAACAAAACTTCCGACGGTCCCGCCAAGCATGGAGCCAACGAATGTGCCTGCGCCCGGAACCACAGAGCCAACGAAACCGCCGATTGTGCTGCCGATACCGCCACCGATGGCAGAGCCGATCGCTTGGTTACGCTCTTTCCCTGGTGCAGCGGAAGCGATTGCGGCCGCATCAGCTATATAACTCAACGGGCCAAGGGCGCGTTTGCCAATACCCTTCATCAAGCCGGAGTCTAGGGTGCTTTTGCCAACACTCTTTACCACGCTCGCTTGTGTGCCGCCTTTCGCAGCTTGTTTAGCTGCATTGGAACCTACACTTGTCTTGGCAGCACCCCTTACACCTCCGGAAACGATACCGCTGGCACCACCGCCACCGAACATCCCCTTAGCGAAATCTGAGGCTTTCTTGATTAGATCCAATGCCCCTTTCCCTAGGTTGCCAGCGGATTCAATAACGTCTCCCGTTTTTTCAGCTCTGCTAAAAGCCTTGCCCCACTTTGTTTGAGGCTTACCCGCTTGTTCTGTCTTAGGAGCAGCAACCGTGCTTTGATTGGCCGAGCGCCCTCTATTTCTAGGACCAACCCTTCTGTTTTTGTCGACCACAGGACGCGTGTTTGTTGCAGATTTATCTTTACCCCAAGAATCAAACATCTTTTTTGATTTATCCTTCATTAGCCCCCCGTTTCGAAGCGTGGAGCCAGCCAAAGAGACGATTCCTAGCGCAACTATCGCCTTATCCCAAAAAGATTTTTTACCGTTCCCGTCCCCTGACTTTTGCGACTCAAGCGTACTTGTAAGCTGATTTACCGCATCCGTATTCGCCTTCAACGCATCAATCATCGGTGAGAAATCAATCCCTGTTGCCTTCAAATCCACTTTAACACTCGTATCAACCTGCTTCTGCACATTCAGCTTCACATTTGCCGAGGCCTGGATGACTTGTGACTTCACCCGCTGCATTTTGGCCAGCAGGTTGTCCAGCCCCTTCGAGGCGCTGTCCTTCAGCACGATTTCTGGCGCCATGCGGGTACGTCCGATTCGCATGACGCGTCCCTGGATCCGCTCAAAATAACGCTCCATCGCCCGCAGCTCGCGGTTGGCCTTGATCACGTTTTTCGGATCGATGACCAGATTCATACGATAGTTCATGGCTTCAGCCATTTCGTTTCACCTCCTGTTCACTTCACACTCTGACCGGCCATGCCCTCGATCTCCTCCTGGGAGAAAGCAAGCAGCAGCAGGCGCTCGCCTCGCGGGAGCCGCCAAAAATCTCCGGGACGAAGGTGATGCCGAACCCATAGATGATACAGCATCGTCGTCATTCCCCCGGAGCCGATCAGTTTTTTAGGTCAGCAATCTCGACCCCGAAGCCGGACAGCTCCAGCACTTTATCGCCTACGGCATCCAGTTCTCCGGCCAGCAGCATGCGGCGGACCGCCTGCTCTCCCCCCGACAGCTTCAAGCGGCTCGTAATCCGGGGATCGCCCCAGCCGCTGAGCGTCAAGCCCTTCACCGACAGACTGCTCGTCGCTTCGGAGATGAGCAGCGCATTAAAGGTTTCGGTATCCACCTTCTCGTCCACCGCGCCCTTCACCGTACGGCGAACCGTGCAGCGCTCGCGGATGCTGTCCACCTTGCTTGAAGTCAAGCCCTGCAGCACCATCTGCATATCCAGCCGCTTAATGCGCACCGTTTCCTCAGGCAGCTTCTCTGCCGCTTCAAACAGACTGTCCAAAATTTGCTCTTCGCTCATGTTCTCGTGCAAGCTCATGCGTATATCTCCTTTACTCATAAAATAGTAGCCCTAAACTTAGCGGGCGACGTTCGCCCGAACCAGACACGCCATGCCGGGCGAAGCCCCGCTTATTGGCCGCGCTCAAGCCATGCTTAAGGTAAAAACAGCCCTTAATCCCCCTGAATCGGATCCAACAGCTCGTACCCCTCAAAGGTAAACGAGGTTTCCTCCTGCACTTCCTCGCCGGCCGTCCAGTTGGCCAGCTGGATTTTGTCCGGCATGCAGCGGATCAGGCGAACGCGCTCATGGCCGTAGGATTCGGGATCGTCCAGCTTGGAGATGATATCGAATTTGGTGAAGCCGCGGGAGATCATATCGGAAGTGACCTTGTACCCGCTCATTGTGCCGGTTCCTTTTTTGCTGCCGTTTTTGTGCACAGTCCAGTCGTTGCCGACCAGCTTCAGCTCGCGCTTCTCCAATTCCACGCTGGCTTCCAGCTTATTAATGTGCGTCTGCCAGACCCCGTCAATATATGCCTGGCCGTATGTCCCCATAATGACTCTTGAAGCATCCAACATATTAAGTTCCTCCTCGATTTCGTTAAGTTTTTAAGAAAAACGTTGCTGGACGTGCATCCACAGAAGGCAATTCGGTTCTCATCTTAAATGTACTGATCGCTCTTCTCGTTATTGCACGTAAAACGTGCCGAACAGCTGCTCCATCACGTCGGTCAGCTTCACGTTCCATTGCAGGAAGACCTGGTCCGGTTCCGGCGTGTTCACGGCGGAATCGCCATAGTAGGCCGGATCGAGAATGACGTCATAACCATCCGGCTCGATGACATTGCTCAGCGACAACGAAGCGAGATATTCCTTTACGGCGCCGATCAGCGCGAGTCGGCCTTCCTCGGTGTTGTTCACCTTGCCGATGTAGGTCTGTTCCGCGGCCAGCTGCAAATCCGCATGGATCGCATCCATCACGCGGATGGAACGGATTTTTTTCCAGGCATTGTTTTGGCCTTCCGCCGGATTCACCAGCGTGTTGATGCCGCGCAGCGCCTTTACCTGACGACCGTCGTAGAACAGGACGAATACGCCATTGCGTACGGCCTGCTCCTGTTCGGAGCGCGTCCAGCGGCGTGTCACGTCCTCGAATGGCGTTACCGCGTATGTAGCGGATTGGTTCAAGCGCTGACCGGCAATAAGCCCGGCCACGTAAGCAGCCGTCTGCGCGGAACTGTAGTTCACGCCGGACAGACGCACGCCCGTACCCACATTGATGATCCCTTCATGGTTCAATGCAAGCGACCGGTCTGCTGCCAGCTTGGCTGCATCCTTGGAGATATCGTCCGCCGCGCTTCCGCCGAATACGGCCATCACGCCGCGTCCTTCTTGACGGAGACGCTTTACCCAGGCCGCAAAGCTCTGCAGCAGAGCCATATCCGCAGCGTAATCCAAGGCGAGTACGTTAAATTCCTGGCCTTCGACTGCATCCAACATCTCGATATAATCTGCATTCGTCAGGCCGCCGTTGCCGCTCTTGCCTCCGGACAGCGCGGCTCCGTTCACGTCAGCGGGAACGCCGGACGTTTCCAGTGCGGTTGCCGTCACCCAGAGGTTCTCGGCGTCTTCGTTGATCTGCGCCGCCATCGACGCAGCGGATCCGTCTGGGCTGGAATAGGTGCCAAGCAGCTTGGCGCCTTCATAGAGGCGAAGCTCGCGTGCAGTCGGGTCGATCAGCGACGGCTGCACCGTTACGGAGAAGCCGTTGCCGCGGCTGCCCGGGTATTTGGCCTGAAGCTTCAGCACGTCCGAAGGCGCAGCTTCCGCGTTTTGAAGCGTCACGCTAGCCGCTGCCGCCGTGTTGTCCGCCAAACGATAAGCCAGCAGCTTTTTCGGACCGCCGAGCAAGGCCAGATAAAGCGTCTCGTAAGCGGTAGCGCCATCCTGGCTATCCGCGGAATACAGCTCGGAAATCGCGAACTCGCTCCCGATTTCCACGAACTCCCGCACCGGTCCCCAATTGGCTTTGACCGGCACGACGACCGTACCGCGACTGCCGCCCTGAACAGCCGACGCGGCTGCAGCCTTGAAATTCATATACAAACCCGGCAGTACCGGTTTATTCGTGCTTTCCCATGTTCCACCTGCCATGATTAGACCACCTTCGCTTTCATGAATTGTTGGATTCTTTCTTTGACCTCGGTTACCGTGAACTGCTCTCCATCTGCCCCATACATGGCACCTGCGAGCACTTCCGCCCGAACCTGGAACAGTTCATGGGCGTGTGCTTCAAGTTCTGCCAAGGCATATCGGGAAGCGCTGCTCCCGCTAGCTTCGGATTTGAGTGTTTTTTTCACAGCCATACTGGCCACCTCACTTTAAGATAGGATGAATGTTAACGCGCCTGATCAAGGCGGCTTCCTCCGGCGAACGGTTCTTCCGCTGAGCCAGGGTCAGCTTCAGCTGACCGTCCAGAATGGGATCGGCCTGCATATCGGAGGAAATTTCCACAACGGATAAATAACGGCGTTCCTGTAAGTCCAGAACCAGCTGGACCTGGGTGCCTAGCTCCTCCACCAGCCTTGCAGCCGTGAGCTGCTCGTCCGCGGAATCCAGGGAGGCGATATGCCCGATAAAGGTTTTGCGGACCTCGAACATCGAAGCTCCCGCCATTCGGGTCTCGCAGCCGGTCATCCGCCATAATACGGCGTGATCCTCCCGCCCCGCGGGCCATGCCGTATGGTAGATGCGCCAAGGACCACCCAGCATATCTCCTGTCCAGCCTGTCAGCGTATTCAGCCATTCATCCGGCTGTCCGACGGAGTCTGCCCCGGATGCCTGCGGCATATAGATGCCGAATCGCAAGACCCGGATCAGGTTGCCTGAAACAGAATCAAGCTTGTCGGCCTCCGGAACACCCAAATAATGAAGCTTGAATGCATTTCCGTCGGCTCCGGCAACCCGCTTGCGGTGAAGTCCCTGAATGAGTAAATCCGCCCATCGATCCAATTGCGGCAGATCGGAACGATCCCCATGCAGCTTCAATCGCACCACCTGCCGGTACCCGGCCCATGAGGATTTCCAGACGTCCTCGCCGAGCGTGATCACGGCATATAGCGGTTCGCTTACCCCGTCCGGCGGATGCACGTCATATACATGGCCTTCAAGCTCCGGAATGAGGAATGCGACAGCCTGTTTGACCGCCCCTCTCATTCCGCAGTTTGCCGGACGCTCTCCGGTCGGCCATAGGACAGCCAGCTGCTCAGAACGATCACATGCTTGTGCAATATGGCCCCCTCCTTTCTTTTCATATAAAGAATCGGAAATGAGACGCCCCAGGCATCAACCGCAGCAAAAAACCGGTCCTTCTCAAGGCCGGCTCACATCGACTGTGTGTGTGTTCGGTACGCTCTGTTTTGCTTCATTTCCGATAATACAATCTTACACCCCTAAATCGGATGCGCTGACGCCTTATGGGACGGTTCATGCTGAACTTTAAGCGGAATGTCGGCAGAAAATAGTACGAACTCATGTTCGTATTTATAGTTGATTTCCCAATCTTAACTTGCTTTTCCCGTGAAATGCTGCCTTCTATATTAGGAATAAAAAACCGGAGGACCTCCATTATGAGGTCCTCCGGTTTTGCTCGATGTGATGATCCATGCTCGCGTTTGTCAGCTCATTTTGCTCTTGGCGGCTTTCTCCAATTCCTGCAGCTTCAGCAGTCCTCTGTCCGCCAAGGCCAAGGCCAATTTATAAAAAGCCCGGGTGCGGATCTTCGTGTACGTGTCCTTGCTGACCGGCGGCTCGAGGATATGGTTGTACACTTTGTAATCGAATACGTCGTCCTGCTTCATGTACCGTTCCCGAATCAGGATCTGCTCCCGTTCGCCAAGCCGTTCCACGATCGATTCGATCGTTTCGCAATACTGCTTCCTGGCCGCCGGCATATCTACATTATATACGGCAACCGCTGCCGTTTGGTCCGAGGTGACGTTGGTCGGTCCGTGGAACCTCTCCGTGTAGGATGCGGTCACGCTCATCTCCCTGACTTCGAATGTAATGGTTTTATAAATGCGATATTTTTCGAATATCGCTTCAACGGCGCTTTGGGTCTTTCTGCGATCCAATTCCGGTAACAATGGATTCATTCGGAAACACTCCCCTTTTATTGTCATGGTCAAGCTTACAATTTGCCATTTGGCAGAAGTCGGTTCTTCATCTTATGTTCTCATATTGTTCGTATTTTTCATTAATATACCACTATTTGGAGACCGGCGTAAACCTTTAAATGTACGAACTATATAGAGGAATATGGGACATCCCTCTCATTTTCTTGCCTTTTGGCAATAATCCTCTCTTTTATTTTACCTATTGGCAAAGGATGGGGATGCGTTTATACTATATGTAGATGTTTCAGATGGACTATGGTGAGGAGTGGCCGGAACGTGGAACGCATATTTGGATCGTACTTGAAAGAGATGAGGGAGAACAAAGGCTGGAGCATCAATCAGCTGGCCCAGGCCGCCGACATCAGCGGATCGCAGATCTCGCGGATCGAGAATGGGCTGCGGGGCATACCCAAGCCGCAAACGCTGCGCAAAATGGCGGAGGCGCTCGAGGTTCCCTATGAAGAGCTGATGAACAAAGCAGGTTATCTGCAGCAGGATGCCGCCAAGCACGAAGAGATACCGGCTCCCGCTTGGGCAACCTCCAGGGATAAACGGGATTTCAAGAAAATGCTCGAGGATGACGGCGAGCTCATGTTTGACGGGGTCCCTCTGAGCGGGGAGGACAAGCAGCGCATCAAGGACGTCTTGACCGGACTGTTCTGGGAAGCCAAGCAGATGAACAAACGCAAGAAATAA